GGCACATCGTTAGATGAAGCCGTCATTGCTGAATACTCCACCGTTGCCAAAGAGTTGGGCTTGTCACAAGAAGCCGCGCAGAAGGTAATCGATAAGCTGGCCCCGAAATTGGCCGAGCGCACCGCTGCCGCACAAGTGGAAGCCTTTAACGCATTTAAGGATGGGCTAGAAGCCCAAACTCGTGCCGATAAGGAACTAGGCGGTGACAAACTTAACGAGAACCTTGCGGTAGCCAAAAAGGCCTTAAACGCTTTTGGCACGCCGGAGTTGCGCAAGCTGTTAGACGATACCGGCTTAGCTAATCACCCTGAGGTGATTCGCGTGCTTTTCAAAGCCGGTAAATCCATCAGCGAGGATCGTTTCGTACCAGGCGGCACACAACCTACTAAAGGTGAACGTGACGCTGCGAGCGCCCTCTATCCGAAACAAAAAACTGCTTAAAGGAATTAAAAAATGACAACCTTAGGAACCAATGCTTTAACGCTAGCGGATTGGGCTAAACGCTTAGATCCGGATGGCAAAGTGCCAACTGTAGCTGAGTTGCTTTCTCAATCAAATGAAATCCTCGAAGATGCTGTGTTTACTGAAGGCAATTTGCCAACAGGCCACCGCGTCACAATCCGTACTGGTTTGCCACAAGTTTACTGGCGCTCAATCAACCAAGGTGTGCCATCTAGCAAGTCGGCAACTGCTCAGGTTGATGAATCCGTTGGTATGCTCGAAGCTTACTGCCGCGTTGACCAAGACTTAGCTGAACTGAACGGCAACACTAGCCAATTCCGCTTGTCTGAAGATACTGCTTTCTTGGAAGCAATGAATCAAACTCAAGCCGGTACTATGTTCTACGGCAACCCTTCAACAGATCCACGTCAATACTTGGGCTTAGCTCCACGTTTTAGCGCAATCTCTGGTGCAGGTAACGCTCAGAACATCATCAATGCTGGTGGCGCGTCTACTAACAACACTTCTATTTGGTTGGTTGTTTGGGGTGAGAATACTGTGTTCTGCACATTCCCTAAAGGCTCCAAAGCTGGTTTGACACACGAAGATATGGGCGTATTGACTGTTTATGACAGCAACAACAACCCATACCAAGCGTATCAAACTCACTACCAGTGGAAAAATGGCTTGGTAGTAAAAGACTGGCGCTATGTTGTTCGTATCGCCAACATCAATACTGCCAACTTGGTAGCCAACACTTCGGCTGCTGACTTGATCGCGTTGATGAGCCGTGCACTTGACCGTATTCCTAACTTCGGAATGGGCCGTGCAGCGTTCTACATGAACCGCACTGTGTACTCAATCCTACGCTTACAAGCTTTGAACAAGAGCAACTACGCGTTGTCCGTTGAGAAAGGCCTCAATCAGTTCGGTACAGCAGCAAGCTGGCTCAACTTTGAGGGTGTCCCATTGCGTCGTGTCGATCAGCTTCTGAACACTGAAGCCACGATTTCTTAATCGACTTAAATTTAGGAGAATTACTATGATTTTAGATGCACTCTTAACCTTAGCGGGTTCTATCGTTGGTAATACCGTTACTCCTCAAACAGTAACGGGTACAAATACCAACGTGCTCTCAACCAACGTGATTGACTTGTCCACTGGTGGTATTCCATCTGGCCAAGTACGTGATATTGGTGAAGGCTCTGATATTCCAGCATTGCGCGTTGAAGTAATGACCGCATTTGCGGGCGCTACTAGCGTGGAATTCCAAGCTATCCAGCACGACGATACAGCCCAATCTACCAACGTTACCGTTGTCGGCTCTACTGGCGCCATTCCTGTCGCTTCATTAGTAGCTGGCGCACGTTTTGTTGCTGAAATCAACCCACGTATTGCAAGCAAAGGCCAACGCTATTTAAGCGGCCGTTTTGTAATCGTCGGCGCTGGCTCTGCCGGTGCGATTTTTGCAGACATCGGCGTTGAAATCCAAGATGGTCAGAAGTTCTTGCCATCCGGCTTTGCAGTTCTTTAATAGGAGTTAAAACATGGCTAAGTACCGCGTAAAAACAAAATCATTCCTCGGTAATTCTGTAGTTGAAGAGGGCGCTGTTATTGATTTTGACGGCATCCCTGGCGACAACTTGGAAGCGATCGATGAACCAGCTAAGGAAGCCGAACAAGCGGCAGAGGGTATTGATGCAGTGTCCTTGGAGCGGCAACAAGCTGCTGCAAAGGGCGTAGCGGATCTTCCCCCTGTTGAACCGGATGCCCCACTGGTTTAACGCGGTACCCATTGTTGTAGGTAACGGGGGACTTCGCGCCCCCGTTTTTTCTAGGAGTTTGTAATGAGCGCTGATGTTGATATTTGTAATTTAGCCTTAGCCCATTTGGGTGATGCGGCTATTGTTCAGAATATTAGCCCCCCTGATGGCAGTGCTCAATCTTCTCACTGTGCGCGTTTTTACCCTGCAGCACGTGACGCACTTTTAGAGTTACACGCCTGGGCGTTTTCTACAAGGCGCGTAGCGTTAGCTTTAGTGGCTAATCCCACAATCACTTCCCAAAATGCCGATGGCCTTTGGAAATATGCCTATGCCGAACCCGCCGATTTAGTGAACTATTTAGCGGTTTTAGATCCCGCAGCCGGAGATGATTACAGCGTGGGTATCCCCGCGCCCAACACTTACGGCTTTGGCGGTGGCCTGGTAGGTAAGTACACACCGCAACAATACGAAACAGAAACCGACATTAACGGAAACGTCATTATTTTGACGAATGTGCAAAACGCTATTTTGCGTTACACCGTGGCGATTACTGATACCACCAAGTTTTCTTCTCTCTTTACCTTAGCGCTCTCACACCTATTGGCCAGTATGTTGGCAGGCCCTTTATTAAAAGGGGATTCAGGACGAGCAGCCGCAAAGGATCAAACGATTTTATTTAATAACGTGATGGGACAAGCGCGTAGTTCAGACGCAAACCAACGCAATATTAAACCAACGCAGGGCGCTCCTTGGATGGCGAATAGAGGATGAGTATTCGGTTACTTGAGCACTCGTTCTCTGCTGGAGAGCTTACTCCTGAACTCTTCGGTCGGGTGGATCTAGCTAAGCGTCAAGAAGGTTTAGCCCTTTGTCGCAATTTTATTACGCTCCCCCACGGCCCTGCAGTTAATCGTCCAGGCACTGAGTACATTCGTGCTGTTAAAAACTCAGCTAATCCTACTCGGTTAATTTCTTTTTCATACTCCAATACTCAAACCTTTGCCATTGAATTGGGGGCAGGGTATTTTCGCTTTCACACTAATGGCGCAACGCTTTTAGATCCAGGTACCGGATTACCTTATGAAGTAGCCAACTCTTACGCCGCTGCTGATCTGTTTGATATTCACTATATCCAATCAGCCGATGTAATGACCTTGGTACACCCTAATTACCCACCTCAAGAGCTCAAACGCTACGGCGCAACAAATTGGATACTCAGTACTCCAGTATTTACGCCACCTGCAAACCCTATTACTGGTTTAACCGCCACGGCCACAGGCACCGGCGGTACACCAGTAACTCAAAGCTATGTTGTCACCACAGTATTGGCCACTAATTTACAAGAATCCGTAGCTTCGAGCGCGGCAACTTGCAGCAATGATTTAACCGTGGCGAACCACACCAATACAATTACTTGGACAGATCCTAGCACTGCGGGTACCAATGTTCGGTACTACATTTACAAACTTATCAACGGTCTGTACGGGTATATTGGCCAATCGGCTAGTGGTAGCTTTATTGATACTTACATCACTCCTGACGTATCTAAAACACCTCCAATCCCTGATGCTAATGCCGCTTTCAATAGCGCGGGCAACTACCCCGCTGCGGTAAGTTACTTTCAACAACGCAGGCTCTTTGCTGGAACCGGCAACGGGCCACAAAACCTTTGGGCTACACGTAGCGGTACTGAATCCGATATGAGTTACACGCTTCCCGTGCGTGATGACAATAGGGTATCGCTTCGTATTGCCGCTCGTGAAGCTAGTGCGATTCGCCATATTGTCCCTTCGGCTCAAATGCTTCTCTTTACGGCAAGCTGTGAATGGTTGGTAGCTGCACCAGGCAATCAAGTATTGACCCCATCAAATGTGAGCGTTACGCCTCAATCTTATGTTGGTGCAAATAACGTTACGCCTCAGGTGGTGAATAACCTGATTTTGTACGCCGCTGCTAGAGGTGGCCACATTCGAGAGGTGTCGTATAGCTGGCAGGTTAGCGGGTACACCTCAAGCGATATTTGCTTAATGGCTCCGCACCTTTTCGACTACAACACAATTTTGGACATGGCCTACTCACGCGGGCCGGTGCCGATTTTGTGGGCGATCTCTTCAAGCGGTTCATTGCTCGGTATGACGTATGTACCTGAGCAACAATTAGCCGCCTGGCATCACCACGATACAGCTGCAAGCGGCGTATTCGAGTCCTGTTGCGTTGTTACTGAGAACAATGAGGATATGCTCTACGTCATTGTTAATCGCGTTATAAATGGCTCTACAGTACGCTACGTTGAACGCTTGCACACTCGCCTCTACGCGACTCCGGCCGATGCGTTTTATGTTGATGCTGGCACAACCTACAACACGGGCAGCCCAGTAACCACAATCTCAGGTTTGACTTGGTTAGAAGGTCAAACAGTCAACATTCTTGCTGATGGCGCAGTAATGAACCCAAGAGTAGTTACGGGTGGCGCGATCACGTTAGACCAGCCTGCAACGAAAGTAACTATTGGGCTACCAATTACGGCGCAATTGCAAACGTTGCCCGCCATTATCTCTTCGGATCCAGCGGCCGGCCACGGCAACCAAAAGAATGTAAACAAGGTTTGGCTTCGCGTGTATCGCTCAAGCGGTATTCGTGTTGGACCAGACTTTAATAACCTAGTGCAGTACGGTCAACGCACGACAGAGAGCTACGGATCACCGCCTAACTTAATTAACGATGTAATTGAAGTGGTACTTAGCCCTTCATCGGGCGTGAACGGTCAAGTGTGTATTCAACAAACAGACCCTTTGCCACTTGACATAGCGGCAATTACTTTAGAAATGGAAATGGGGGGTTAAGGCTATGGGATTAGGAGCCGCTGGAAATGCAAATTTACAAAGCGCTGGATTAGGCCTACAGGCTTTTGGCGTAGGCGCTTCTGCCTTTGGGTCTTACAACACGGCAACTGCTCAAAAATCCGTATTGAATTATGAATCTTCTGTTGCCACTAACAACGCCACGTTAGCAAACTATCAAGCGAATGTCGCTCAGCAAGTGGGCGATCAGCAACTAAACAACTCAGAGTTAAGATCTGCCCAGCTATTCGGTACCCAACGCGCCACGCTTGCGGCAAATGGCGTTGATTTAGGGTCGGGTTCTGCTAATGAGGTTTTGGCCACCACTAAATACATGGGTGAGCGAGATGCACTCACAATCCAAAACAACACCGCTAATCAGGTATGGGGTTACAAAACCCAAGGTCAAAATTACACCTCAGAAGCCGCAGCGGACTCCGCTACGGCAAACGCAATTAATCCTCGAATGGCCGCGGCTACTTCGCTACTTGGTGGTGCCGGCACTGTCGCTTCTAACTGGTACAAGCAAATTAAATAAATCATGCCAAAAGTCCCCGAATACGATAGCCCTACTGTAGGCTTACAAGAACTCCCAACAGTAAGACAGCAAACCCCAAACCGAATGTTGTTAGGTGCCAGTATTGGCCCCGAACAACAAGTCCGATTAGGCAATGCGATTCAAACTTTTGGTAACGGTGTTCACCAAGCGGCCGCAACTGAAGCTGATGCTCAACTGATTGGGTCTATTCAAGGAATCCTGTACGGCACTCCTGATAACCCAACCTCAGGGTACCTAAATCAAAAAGGCAAGAACGCGGTAGATACCTATCAAGATACGGTTAAATCCCTTCAAAATCTTGCGCCAAAGCAGGCGCAAAACTTATCCGGTGAGGCAAGCGGCCTAGCCCAAACCTCTACCAATCTGAGGGTTCAATCTGCACTTGCGCAGATCACTCAGCATAACGCTCAGCAAGTTGGGGTGTATCAACAATCTGCGGGAGCTACTCGCATTAAGGCTGCAGCAGATAGCGCCGCACTTTCATTTAATCCTTTGGTTGATAAGCCTGGGCTTAACTACGATGCGAAGGGTGGTGAGGCAAGTAGTCCGTATGAACTAAATCTCAGAACAGTAAACGCGGAAGCCAATAGCCTTGCCGATTTGCAAGGTATCCGCGATCCTGATTTACGCGCCGAATTCATNAAAGATCAAATGGGCAAAACCTATGTGAGTGTGATCTCTCACATGGTAGANGGTATCGGCAAGGGAGCAAAAAACGCTAACGGCGCAACCATTCAAATGGCACAAAGCTATTTTGATGCCGTAAAAGACAATATCCCTTTAGAGCAACGCGACAAAATTCAATCCGTACTTAAAGCGGGTGCAATGCAAGATACGGTGCTAAGCTATTCCGATAGCTTGATGGATAGCAAAAAGGGCGAAAGCGCTCAGTTTGCTCAAATTCGTAAAGACTTTGAAGCGGGCAAAATTAGTGGTGCTGAACGTGAGCAAATTGAATCACGGATTAGTCACTTAAATTCTCGCGCTCGTGAAGCTGATAATCAAAATACGGCAAACGTCGTAGGTCAAGCCCAAGATTTCTTTATCAAGAATCCAGGCATGACGATGACAGACTTGCCGCCAACTATTTACGCGGCCCTAGAGCGTAAAGGTCAATTGGCTGCACTCGATGGCTTTTCACGCAGAGAAGCTAATCACACCGATATGGCTACTTTGCAAACAGTTCAAAGTCATTTTGGGGACGGAAGCGATAACGACATTACCAAAATGAATGATGCTGATTTCTTGAGCATGCACGGCAAGTTATCCGATAAAGATTGGAAGTACTGGAACACCCAACGGGATAATAGTAAGAAAGGGATTGTTTCCTCTCGCACTGACCCAGGTAGCGTTGCGGAGGGCGTATTTAATGGTGCCCTTAAATCCCGCTTAGTTCAAGTTGGTATCGACCCTTCACGAATGAAAAACCCTGACGATAAGGCGCGTCTAGGCGGCCTTCAACAATTTGCAAAAGAATGGGTTATTCAAGATCAAACCGCCGCCGGTCATAAGTTCAATGACGATCAGATCGGTAAATCATTGGATCGACTCATGTCCACCAATGTGGAATTCAGAACTTCCTTTATGGGTATTGATACCGGTAATGGATCAAAACAATTAGTGAAGATGGATTACGGCAGCCTACCTAAGGATGCAAAAGAGGGAATTCGTAACGCCCTTATTAAACGGGGTAACGCCAACCCAACCAATCAAGACGTTCTAAATTACTACTGGAGATTGCATGGCCAAAATTGATGATCTGACCTCGCCGGATGCGTGGGAAGCGGCCACTCAAAGTTATCTTGACAAGCACACTGCCCAAGTGGGCACTAGCATTTATTCTGCTACAGGGGTGGATCCCGATAAGGCGGCACGCGCCCAAGCCGTTGGTAAGACCTTAGGTATCCCAACGCAATCGGTAATGGCCTATCCCGAGGATCCTGAGCGTCAATTAAAGGTCCAGCAGGCTAACCCCTCAAACCTTGTACAAACTTCGCCTACGCTGGCGCAGAACCTAGTTAATCAAAACACGGCCAATATTATTCACGACGATTTGCCTAATGCTTCGGGATTAGAGCAAGGTCTTCGTAGCGCTCCTACCTTTCAGAAATGGGATGCTCCCGATGACACTCCAGGGATGCGGGATCGACTAAGTAATTGGTGGCGTGGCGTGTTTGGTCAACCGACGGTTCAAGAAGATAGAACTGCGCAACGCTCAGCTGAGGCTAATGCAATCATCGCTTCAAGACGTGCAGGCGTTGCGGGTGACGATGCAGCGTGGGAGGCTTCACGCAAGGCTATTGGCGGTAGTTCACGAATACCAGATATTGCAGCTGAGAAGTTTATCGACTCAGCAACGTTTGGATTAGTTGCGCCAACAGACCCAACTAAATCACACTCATGGCAAGATTCTGTCGCTGGCGGCCTTGGCCAACTAGCGGGATTTTTAACGGGGCCTGTAAAGGGTGCCAATGCGCTTACGGGTATGACACCTTTAGCGGCGCTTACTGAAAAGGTTGCGGGAGAGTCTTTTCTTAAAAGCCTCTCGAAAAATGTTATCGAGCAGGCAGCTACTTTGTCTATCGCTTCGGGTCTTGAACAAGCTGGGCATGCGCTACTTGATACCAATAATGTGGGTGATGCCGCTAAGCTAGAAAAAGATGCAGTGCTCGGAGGTGCGGGTACTGGCGCTATATTTGGCGCAGCTGGAAAGGTGCTACCTGACAGCACGATATTGCAAGGCGTCTTGCGCGGTATCGGTGTAAATACTGCTATGGGCGCACTACATGGCGATCCGATGGAGGCTTTTGATACCGTTAAAGACGTGCTCCAAGGCAATAACACTCCAGGCTTGGAAGAGCGGGTATTTAACGTACTATTGAACAGCGTATTTTCATTGCATGGCGCTGGTCGCACTGAAGGCGGTTGGCTGCACGACGCTACCAAAATGAAGGTGGCTGAGCAGGACTTTCAAACCCTCAGCACTATTGGCCAACTTTCAGCAACATCAAAATGGCGTGAGCGCGATCCTGAAGGTTTTAAAAACTTTGTCCAATCCGTGACTGAAGACGGCAAGCTTGATGGGGTTTACATCGAGGGTAAGAGTTTTGCGCAAGGATTAGAAAAGGCGGGGATTACCCCCGATGAAGTGCGCAACATGATGCCTGATGTGGCCAGTCAAATGAATGAAGCCATCCAAACTGATGGCTATGTTCGTATCCCTACGGAAGATTACTTAACGCATATTGCAGGTGGTGAGCTTGATAAAGAAATACTCCAGCACTTAAAGACTGACCCCGACGGCATGACCTATGCCGATGCTCAAAAGTTTTACGAGGATCATACTGAAAGCCTTAAAGCATTGGCCTTGGAAGGAGTTAAGGATCAGGCGCAAATTGATGCCTTTAAGCAATCGCAAGAAGAAGTCCAAAACCATATCCAAAGCCAATTAGATGGTTTGGGTCGCCACTCTACTGATGTGAATAAA